TCGTTCCGCCTTCGGTCTTTCCGTCCGCGCTCTTCAGCGCATTGGTGACGCCGGAGACATTCACGCCCTGCACGCCCGCCGGTTGCCCAGCGTCGGCGCCGTCGCCAATGCCGAACTTGCTCAGGAATCCGACGAGCTTTTGCCCCTCGGCGTAAAGCCACTCGATCCCGAGGACAATGCCGGCGATCACCAGGCCGAATGCGGCGGCCAGCAAGAGCAGCGGAAGCGTCAGCAGAAACCCACCGATCGCGACGACGGCCAGAGCCGCTGCGAGCAGGCCGAGCGTGATCCCAAGCCCGAGCAGCGTGTAGCCGATCACCTTCCAGGTCGTGTCGGACATGTCGAGCAAATTCACCGTGAAGCGAATCGCGTCGGCGATCGCGTGGAACCCGTCGATCAGCATGCCTTCGATGGTGGGCCAGTTCGCCTGCACCCAGAGCGTGAAGATCTCGAAGCGGTTCAGCAGGAATGTGCCGAGCTCCGCCAGCTGCGGATCGCTCATCAGCTTGCCGATCGTGCCCGAGAGCAGACCGGCCATCGTGGTCAGCCCGCCGAGCATCCTCTCGCCCACGTCGGTGAAGAAGTTGTGCACGCCGCCGGCCAGCTTTTGGCTCATGCCTTGGAGCGTCGTGTCGGCAAAGACCTTGCCTGAGTCGCCGAGGTTCTTCTCGTGCGTCTTCAGCTTGATGGCGTCCTGAATCGCCAAGATGGCGGTGTCGGCGTCGATCTTGCCGCCCTTGCGCGCCTTATCGAGACCAGCCTTCGAGTTGATCCCAGTGCGCGCCATGAGCGCCTTATCGATGAGCTCACCAGAGACGCCAGCCATCTGCAACATGCGCTGCTGGCGCTTTTGCAGCGTGCCGATGCTCTTGATCTCGGTCATCGCGAAGATGATGCGCTGCACCTCTTCGGCGCTCGCACCGATCGCCTGCATGTCGGCGCCCATCTTGATGAGCGCGTTGGACTGGCCGACGTTGAACTGCGCCGCGAGCAGCTTTTGGAAACCGACCACGGTCTCATTCACCTCGAGGCCGAGGCCCTGCGCCTCCTTGCGCACCATGTCGAAGGTGTTGCCCGCTTGCTGCGTGTTGTCGGTCAGGAACCCGATCGCGAGCGTGGAGCGCTCGGCGAACATGGCCGCCTCGACAGCGGTCTCGACGAACTTCGCGCCGAGCTCGACGACGCCCTTGACCGCGTCCCAGGCTGCGAACGCGACGGCTTTGAGACCGTCGACAATCGCCTCGCCCGTGACCACGCCGCCAACGATTTCGCCGAATCCAGGCGGCTTTTCGAGAGCCGGCGGCGGCTTCTTCGGCAGCAGCTTGGCGAAGTCAGCCCGCTGGCTCATCTTCGCCTTGGCCAGCATCTTGTCCCAGTCGGACAAGGCGCCGCGTTTCGGAGACGGCGCGGCGAGCTTTGCCTGCGTATCCGCGAACGCCTTCCCGACATCGCCCATCGACTTCGTCACGGCGCGCGCGGGCGCCGTCACTTGGTTGACAAGCTTGACGGTGAACGATGCGGAGTCAGACATGCGCTACTTGCTGTGGGCCTTGTGCCAATTCTTTGCCCAGATGCTGAGCAGCTCGACCTGCTGCACCGTCGCCGACTGGAACTCGGACTCCATGATCGCCCCGAGTAGCGCGTCGGCAGTCGGCTCGCCGAGCGCGTCCTTCTCGTACGTGCCCCGAAATGCCAAAAGCGCGCGACCGCCCACTATGTGGTCGGCGCGCGCGCGTTTCAGTCTTTTCCCAGCTCCTTCGTTTCAGAACCGCAGAGTTCCTGCGCGCGACCGGCGATCTTCAGCGCGAACGCTGGACGCTTGGCGAACATCGCCTTCATTGCGTTGCGATCCGGGTGGACCACGCAGTTCAGGGCGAAGTTCTGCGTCTCGACCGCCTTGTCCGTCTCGGGCTTGGCGACTTGGTTGACGAAGTTCTGGAAGGTTTTCGGGTTGCTCGGCGCGGCGATGATCACGATCCCGGAGAAGCCTTTCGGCGCCTGGTAGATCGCGATCTCGTCGTGCTCGGATTCGGCCTTTGCGATGATGTCGGCGTTGTCGGCGCGGAGCTTGTCCTCGACCGAGATGTCGTCGCCTGAGTCGCTCGGTGCGCTGGACGGATCGCTGCCCTGGTTTTGATCGCTCACTTGGTTCTCCCTCAAGAAACCCGCGCCCGACGTGAGCGCGTATCAGCGACTCGTGTTGTCGCTAGAGCTTATTGCCGAATATGTCTTCGCCGTCCCAGTAGATGTTGCCCACGCGGAGCGGCATCGAGACCATCTGCGGATCGGGGCCGTGCTGGCCCGAGTTCTTGATCTCCTTCAGCTTCACGCCTGTGAGCGTGTCGGTGTGGAGAGTCTGGTCGGGGGCGAAGAACGTGAATGCCAGGACGATCTCGAGCGAGGCGAGCGGGATGCCGAGCTGCTGCGCGTTCGTTCGAATCGTGTGCCACCAATATCGGTGCACGTCGATCGACGCATCGAACTGCGCGTCGCCTTCCGTGGTCACGATCGGGAGCCGCGAGCGACCGTAGATCTCGGTGCGGTTGATCGTGCAGGTGTAGTCGAACTTGTCGATCCCATCGACGATACCGAAGCTCTGGCCAGAGACCACGAACTCCGTCTCGAGCGACTGGAAGTCATACGCGACTTGATTGACTAGTGCGCTTGCCATCAGGCCGCCAAGCTCCCGGTGAAGCCGATCTCGGTCGTGAACGACTCGATCGGCGGCAGTGGAATCAGACGCAGCGTGCTCTTCAGCTGCCGCGTGGTGAGCACGTTGTTGGTCAGGTCGACCACGTACTGCAGGCCCGCGACGTGCGAGGCGAAGCCCTCGATCGTGATGAGGTCGGTGAGGCCGTCCTTCAGCGCCGACTTGACCGCGGCTTCGATGCGCACGGCATCGCGCGGATCGATGTTGCCGCTGCCGTCCTTCAGCACGCGGACCTTTTTCAGCAACCACTGTTGCTGCGTGTCGAACACGATTCGGCACGCGCGGTCGATGACGCGCCCCCAATCCCAGTAGAGGAAGTCGGATCCGGCCGGGCTCTTGAGGTAGCCGTTCGTCGAGAAGAACCCCGCCTCGCCGTCATACGTGCGCGCGGTGTTGATCTTGTGCGATTCGATGAACTGCTGATTGGTGCCTTCGTCGTTTTGGATCGCCGAGACACGGAGCAGACCCGAGGCCTTGCGCCCGAGGTTCTCGGACAGGTCGCAACCGGCGGCGCGCTCGGACAGGGCGAAGGCGACGGACTGCCGCGGCGTGCCCCAGCCCGCGTGCGGGTTCAGCGTGGGGACGTCGCAGGTGCCGTAAGCGACCGCGATGCGCCGGCTCGCGATCGGAACGAACGAGGTGATGACGTTCGCGCTCGTGTCCGCGCCGACATCCATCATCGCGCGCGCCCAGCGGTGGCGAGCCTCGAGCGAGGACATCTGCGTATCGATCGCCGCAAACATCGTCGCGCCGGCCGCAGCGGATGCTGACCGACCGCAGAAATACACGTCTTCGATGATGTAGCTACCGAGCGAAGCCAGGAGCGCCGTGAACGCGGTCGCGAGGTCAGAAGTCGTGTACTGCGGCGCCGTGCAGGCGAACGTGTGCGAGTCACCGCTTTCGAAGAGGATCGGACCGCCGCCGGGCACGAACGTCAGCGTGAGGTTCGTGCTCGGAATGACGTACGTGCCGCCGCTCGGGACCGTGATCTCCTCCGAGAAGCTCGGGGATGCCGCAAGCTGGTCGAGCGCGAAGTCGAAGCGGGCCACGCCGAGGGCGCCCGTCGCCTTGATTCTGACCTTCGCCTGATAGTCGTCGTACGCGGCACCAGCGACGGTGATCGTTCCGGTCGAGGTGCTGGCCGCGACCTTGGTCACGCTGCCCGCAGCGCCCGCGGTCGACGCAGGCGTCTTCAGCACGAGCACGCCGCCGCGCTGCTTGATCATGGGCAGCCCGAGCTCGACCGCTTTTCCCTGGCCGAGCGTGTCGCGCAGGCTGTTCTGATTCGTTGAAAAGTAGAGCGTGCTCGAGGTGCCGAGCGAGCTCGGGCCGACGACGAGCGGGTAGACCGTGCCGTCGGAAGGAAGCCCGACGCCACCGTCGCGGACAGTAATCGTTTGCCCTGCCGGATAAACCACGGTCAGACCGCCTTCTCGTAGTGGATGGAGAGAGCCGGCTTATGCGGCTCGTAATCGGTGACGGTGGGCACGCCCTTCTTGGCGGCTTCGTACGACTCGATCTGTTCACCGGGTGTGCCGTCTGCGCCCACGACGCGCGTGACCGGGTAGCTCGCGGCCTTCAGCGCGGCTTCGTAGTCTTTGCGCGAGATCTTGATCGGTTCGGCCTCGTGATGCGCGTGCTGCGCCCAGCCGTGGAGCGCGGCCGCCGCCGCGTGCTGCCAGTGGTAGAGCTTGAATTGCTTCGGCTCGCCGTTGACGCGCGCGCTGCGCGTGACCGTCTTCACGGCCTTCAACGCTTCGGCGTGCTGGTCGGGAGTCATGAGCGCTTCAGCGGGATCAACGGCTTTCGTCGAAGGACCCGGCTCGACGTTTTCCGCGATTGGCTCGACCTCATCGGGTTGAGGTCGCAACTCTGCGCCTCCCTGATCGGGATTATCTTTCGGCATGTTTTTGGAAGCTCCCTAGGGGCCGGTAACGATCTGCGTTTCGAACGGGGTGAAGACGCCGTGATCGTCGGGCACGCCGTTGTCTTCGGTGACCGTGGATTGGTGCGAAGTGATCTGGACTTCTTGGGACGGGAACGTGCCGTCGACCGAGAGCGGGACGGAAAGCGTCACCGTGAGCACGATGACCGAGCCCTTCTCGAGCAGTCGGCCCTCGATCTCAGTCGGGCAGTCGAACTTGAGCAGGCCCATGTTCGGGCCGTAGGTCGTGGTGCGGATCGCGGAGAGCAGGTTGCTCATCGCGTTCCAGCAGGTCTCGAGATCGTCGAACCAGAGCCACACCCAATAGCTGGCGAGCGCCTGAGCCATCGCCGCGTTGACGCCGCCGACCTTGGTGCTCGAGCCGAATTGGCCGCCCGTGAGCGTCCAGACGATCCGCGGGGTGTCGGCGTTCTTGGCCTTGTCGAGGCTGCCGAGCTCGACCGGGACCGTGCTGCCGGTGAGCGTGGTGTAGGCGGCGCTTATCTCTCGGACGATTTGCTCCAGCACGAACATGCGTTACCTGCCGAGCTTCTCGAGCTTCTTCGCGAGGAAGTCGCGCGCGCACTTCGCGAAAGCGCGTTGCCAGATGGGCGGGATTCGACCCTCAGGCACCATGAGCCGCGCCTTGGCGCCCCTGACCGAGCGCAGGAACATCGCGCCACTGCGGAACTGACCGCCGCCGGTGCGACCTACTGCGCCGGGGATGCGCAGCGCGCGCGCCCGCTTCGGCACGATGGGCAGACCGCGCGGGCCGTAGAGGCCGGTGCCGGTTTGATACTTCGCGTAGGGTGAGCTCGAGGCGATGCGCCAGCCTGTCGAGTCAGCCTGCGACACGTACCAGCTGTCGTAGAGCTTGCCGGACTTGCGGAGGATCTTGTTGCCGTCGTCGAAGACCTTGCGGTCCCACTTGTTGCCGTACGGGTCGCGCTCTTCGCGGAATCCGTCGCGGACCTGGACGACTGCCTCGCGGCCGAGCGCTCCAGAGAGCTGGGCGAGCAGGCGATCGTCACCGAGCTTGCCGAGGCGGTCGACCACCTTGTCGATTGCCCCGAATTCGCCGGTGAGGTTGGCGGCGAATCCGGGCGGGATCATCGGCATGGCTGGTCAGTAGTCGCCGGGACCAAACATCGTCACTGCAGGCCCGCACACGAACGAGTCGGCCAGGCCAGTCTCGGGCGTATTCTGGTCCGTCATGCTCTGGGGGCCGAACTTGTTGGCGTTGATCTTCGAGAGCCATGCGACCGAGTCGTCGCGCCCCTTCACGATCAACTCGTCGGCACCACCGGGCTGAAACCCGCGCCGCTTCATCATGATGAAGGCGGCGAGATTGGCCACGTGCAGAGTTAGGTCGGCTCCCCATCCGACGAGTGGAAGTTGCAGCCGGCCGGATAGGTACCCGTCCGCCTCGTCCGTTCCGGCCAAACAAGCGTCCGCTTGCGTGGCCGCGTCAACGCTGGTGAGCGCCTTCGGTGGAAGGGCCGTCCGCGCCACGTCGTCGGGTGACGCATAGAGCACATGAGCACTACCGCTCAACGCGAAGGTGAAGCTTGTCCCACCCGTACCGCTGATCGTCCACCGCGCCCGCACGTAGCGCTCGCACGTTGCGAACGTCATCCTCGGGAAAGTGCCGACCGCGTTCAGCGGATCGAAACTTCCGAGCGCGCGCCATGCCCCCGTGTTCGACGGCGACGTTTCGATCGTCACCGTGATGCTCGGCGTGGTGCCAGCGACGGCGGTCACCTCGAGCAGAAGCCGGACGCACGAGCGCTGCGCTGCGGCTGGTAAACCCGGCGAAATGTCCACCGCCGGCCCGACGCCGCTCGCGATCTCCGCCGCAGAGGTGTGCAGCGCAATGTCGAGCGGGTTGGCCACTGCTTACGCCTCGACGATGTAGTCGCCGATACTGCGCGCGTCGTCTTGGGTCAGCTCGAGAATCGCTCCGGGGCCGAACATGCGTCCGCCGTGCATCACATTGCGCTCCTCCGCGACGCGGTACTTGCCGGCCTTGCGCGCCGCAACATTCATGGGCGGAGGCGCGGCAACGCCTGGCGCAACGATGGTATCACCGAGTTCGGCCGCCTCTTGCTCCGTCAGGAGCAGGCTATCACCGTGCTCGTAGAGCTCGCCTTCGTGCATTACGCGCCCGGCGGAGACGACGTGGAACGTCTTGCGGTTCTTCCGTCGAAGCTTCGTGATCTGCTCGTTGAATTTCGGCAGGTCAGCGACGGTCGCCTTTTCGAGCGCTTCCGTAAGCTCACCGAGCGACGTGTCGGTGGCGCCTGCGAGCCGAGCGCGCGCAACGACCTCGTCGCGCAGGTCAGAATCGATCGGCTTCGCAGCTGCGGCACGATCGTCCGCCTCAGCCTTCAGCTTGGCTGCTTTCGCTTCCGCGTCCTTGGCTTCCGCCTCGGCTTTTGCCGCCTTTGCGTCCGCCTCAGCCTTCAGCTTGGCTGCTTCGTCGTTCGTGTTGTCCGCCATGGTCGTTCCCTCTGATAAGCCTGATGGTTTTGCAGGCGGCGCCCCTCGCGCCGCTGCTCGATTGCGCTACCGCTTACGATCAGCCGATCGGCGTGGTGATCAGGTAGCCAGCGAAGGTCGAGATGATTTTCTGCTGATCGCTCATCGACGATCGCGCGACATACGAGCCCTTGGGACCCTTTTCCGGGTTCCACAGCAGATCGCTTTGGATCGCCGCGTCCTGGAACGAGTAGCCGAAGCACACGTTGCGCAAGCTCGGCGCAGTCGACACGCGGTAGATGCCGAGCACGTCCGGCCACATGCGCGAGAAGCTCGCCGTCTTGTTCTCGTTGGCCGTATCCTGGCGGGCCGCGCCCACCAAGAACTCGTCGACCTCGAAGTACTCGGCCAGCATCTGGCGGGAGGCAAACTTGGGCCCGCCCGGCGCGCCGGCGCTGTACTTGAACGTGTCCAAGATGCGCGGGTGACGCTTCAGCACGTTGTACACGCTCAGCGACGCAGCCGCGACGATGCGGCTAGGCCCCATTCCCTGCCAGAGGTTGGCGCGCGCGGTATCGACCACCGCGCCAGGATCGCCACCGGCCGAGGTGTCCCAGCGGTCGGAGCCGGTGAGCGCCACCGTGTTGGAGCCGAAATTACCGGCCGTCGTGGCCGAGGTGATGATGCGCTTTTCGCGATTGAACGCGAGGCCGTCCAAGACGTGGCCCTGCGCGTCGATCAACTCGTTCAGCGGCGCCGTCTGGTTTTGGATCGTCATCCAATCCAGGTATTCACGCAGCGACCGCACGGTCAGCGAGTAGGTGCCCTTCGTGCGACCCTGGCCGAGTTCGTTCGCGTTGGCGCGATCGGTCACGGTGTCGTCCGGGTAGTTCAGCCGGTCCTTTTGGTTGTACTGGAAGAACAACCCGCTCAGGTTTCCGCCCGTCATCACCGGCGGCATGATCTGCTCGCCGATGTAGTCGTCGTTGACGTACATCACGGAAAGCGACGTCAGGATCGTGTCCTGATGAACGTCGCCCGGACGCAAGTCCCTCAGCTCGAGCAGAGATGCGTTGCGCTCGGCCAGCTCCGCGATCTCGGCCTCGTCGCCGCGAGCAGCAATGCCCTTGATGTACTTGACGCGCTCTTCGTACGCGATGCCGCGCTCGGTGCGCTGATTGAGCTCTTGTCGTTGTGCTCGGGTAAACATGGTGCTTCCTTGATCGCAGGTTGCGGAAAGGGTTTAGGGTGTGCGCTCAGGACCCGACGGTCGCCGACGCCATCCCGATGTTGAGTCCGGCGTATTCGCCAGCCGCGCCGGCCTCGAGCCATTGCCCGCAGCAGAGGAGCTTGGTCGTGCCGCCGCCGATCGTGCCGTCGGTCAAACCGTCGCCAGTGCCGGAGTACTTCGCGAACGAGCCCTGGGTCGCAGCGCCGGTACCGACCAGGCCTTTGACGATTCCCTTGCCCCAGTGGACCACGCGGATGGTGGTGGGCGCAGTCGTCCCGTTGCCGTCGCCGGCGTCGAGCGCGATGCCGATCCCGTTGTCGCCGATGGCGGCGATCTCCTGAACGTTGCCGCTCGAGGTTTTGACGGGGAAGCCCTTCCGAACGGTTTGCCCAGCCACGACGGTGTACTGGTGGATATCCGCGCCTTCGAGGCGCTCCTGTGCTCTAGCAATGGTCATAACTCAGTCCTTTGCCGCAGAGCGGCAGTTGAACGTTCAGGGCTGGGCGAGCGCGCCGAGTTGCGCGCCCCTGCGCTCAGGCCGACTTCTTGTTGGCGTTGGCGAGAATGGTCGACGAGCCCTTGGTCTTCGCCTCTTCCTTCACGACGCCGCGCGTGTGCGGCATGTCGGGACGGCCGGCGATCATCGACTTGAACAGCGTCGGATCAGACGTGCGCAACTTGATGAAGTCCGCCTTCTCGGCCGGTGCGATCTTCTTGCCGACCAGGTCCTCGACCTCGCGCTCGATGAGCTTCGTCTCACTCTCGCCCTTCGCACTCAGCGCGGTGGCGAGTTCGGCGCTTTTCTCGGCCAGAGACGTCTCGGCAGCTTTCAACGCCGTTTTGGTCGTTTCGAGAGACGTTTCGAGCGTTTTCGAGCCGTCTTCGGCCGCTTTGAGCTTGGTCTCGAGCGTCGCAACCTGCGCGCTGAGCTCGGCGTTCTTGGTCTCGGCCGCCTTCAGCTTCTCTGCCAATTCTTTCGGATCCATCGTTTTCTCCATTGGCTCGGCGGCTGCCGAGGTGGTCTTGGCGCCTCGCGCTCGGGCGCGCAGGCGATCACGTTCGGTGCTGTGTCCCGCGCTCAGTGCGACGGCATCGGCGTTCGCCGGAATCGCCACCGCGCTGATCTCGTAGAGCTCGTTGTCCGCGAGATGCAGGATCTCGCGGTCGTTGTCCTTCTCTTCGTACACGCTGTGCGGCAGAAAGCCGACACTCACGGCGCGGATCGAACCCTGCCGAAATCCTTGCCAGACGCGCTCGGCCATCGGATTGGCATCGGCGTCGACGAAGCACAGCGTCGCTTCGAGCTGGCCATTGACCATGCGCGTGTCCTCGGCGTAGCCAACGGGAAGCGTATCCGCCGCAGCACCGCCAAGTCCGAGAAAGCCGACGCGGTTGTGATTATAGAGTACGACTGGGTTCTTGTTGTAGCGCCCCAAGCGCTTGTCCCAATCCTGCTCCACGACCTCATCGTAGCTATCAACCGAGTCGGTTGACGCGATCACGCGCACGCAGCGGCGCTTCTCGTCGAGCGTCCCGGCCTTGACCGTGATGCCGAAAGTTCGACGCACGAGCCCGTCGTCCGACTTCTCCGCGAGTACCGACAGCAGCCCGCGCATGGTTTCGTTCGGTTCGGTCATCGGGTTTTCAGTCGCGGCGCTGCGCGATCGGCGTAGCCGGGCGCGTGGAAATTCTCAGGGTGACGACGCTCGATCTCGTTGCGCGCCGCCCTTTTTGGGCTTTGGCTTTGCTGGCTCGGCTGGCGGCTCTGTGTTGCCTTCGGAGCTGCCGTCCCCGTTTCCGTTTTCTTGGTCGTCATTGGGGTCGGGCTCCACTCCGGGATTCTTGTCGCCCATGCCTTCGCCCAGGAACTCGTCGTCCTCGTCGCCCTCGGGGATGCCCGTCTTCTCGTACACGTACGATGCGGGGATCTTGAGGCCGGCGTTACGCAGTGCCTGAATGGCTTGGGAGAACTTCAGGAAGTCGAGCGGATCTTCGGTCAGGAATATGAACGTGCCGGGTTCGATCGATGGCCCGTAGTTGAGCGCGTAGAACGGCTCGATCACGTACTTCTGCACGGCCACAGAAAGACCGACGGCGTCGGCGTCTCTGCGGTCTTTGCGCAGTTCGTTGCGTGTCGCGGTGGCAGCGCGGGATCCGTTTGCGCCAGGCGAGACCATGTCGGTCTGCCCGAGCACGGCTTTTGACTCTTCGTCTGCGAGGAACGACGCGAGCTCAGCGTGTGCGCTGACCTTGCCACCGCCTGACTGCTGCGGCCACTGCAGGTCGAGTTCAACCGTATCAGGGTAGGTCGCCACACCGTTGGTGGTGAGCATCTGCAGAATCTTCCGCAGCGCGTCCTTGTCCTGCTTGCTCGCGTTCTTGCTGTACTTGCCCAGCCGCCACGGCTTCCATGCGAGCTCCGCGAGCTGCAGCCAATCCCGGATATCGAACGTGCGGAATAGCTCCATCCACACGATCAGCCGCGAAAGGCCTTCGCGGGCAATCACGTCGCCGTTCACCCGGGGCGTGACGCCGATGAACTTTCCGACCGGGTAATCCTCGAGAAGGTCGAGCCCGAACACGTCAACGTTGTTGCCGGCGCCGTTCTGCGTCGGGTCGAACAGCAACTTGCCGTCGATCTGGCGAAAGCCGAACCGGCGACAGTTGATCTGCTTGAACGCTGACGGAACCAGAAGCCCGTCATTGTCCTTTTTCCAGATCTCTTCAGAAAATGCGTACCCGAAAGCGTTGCCCTCTCCAACGAGGTGCGCGCACATCTCGCGGAACGTGTCGCACGCCTGCAGCGACTTGAGGCACCGATCGCGGTACTTGCCGTCACGCTTCTTTTTACCCTCAGGCGGAATGATGTCGAACGGCAACCCGGAGACAGCGAGCTCGCGCGTCTGGAAGATCGACTGGACGTGTCCGGACTTCTGACGAGACTCGTGAAACAGATCGACGAGGCGCGCGGGGCGTCCGGCATCGGCCGCTTGCAGAATCGCGGAAACTTGCGCCGGGCTGAGGTTCCCGCCGACGCGCTGGAACTGCAGCGACAGCGCGAGATCAGCAACGACCGGATCGACGTACGACTTTTTGAACTTCGTCGATACCGTCGAGCCTGAGCGCGCGATCGCCCCGCCGCTCTTATTCGCCATGGGCTACCTCAGGCGTAGAGCGGCATGATGCCAGTCGTTGCCGCGCTGCCGGTGGACCAGATGCGTTTCACGCAATACGGATTGTAGCCGGCCGTGCAATAAACCTGCGTCTGCGTGCCGACGGCATCGTCGATGAATGTCACCACGTAGATGCCAGCCGTCGCCACCGAAAATCCGAAACACGGCCCCGCTGCGATGTCCGTTGAATCGCTCGGTGCGAACGTGGCCAGACCGGCGGCTGACGTTGCTCCGCCACGCGGGGACGGCTTGCTTTTAGCCGGGCTCTGCATCGATCAACCGATGAGCTGGCCAGTGATGTGCACGAAGCCGTTACCGGCCGTGAACGCGGAGGTGATCGCGTCGAAG